TCGTCGCTCACGCGGCCAATAGTGCGTTATTGGGGGTGCTACGGGCCAGCCAGCCGCATTCCAAGCATGAAAATGTGCCCCCGTAGCCTTTTCGTCATTAGGATGGCTGTGGGGCAATCGTAGCGATGCAGTCCCATAGTAATTACCCGGCAAAAACATGGCAAATCGAATGGGCCCAAGGCCCACACCCACTCACATCCTGAAACTTCGGGGCTCCGAGTTGGCCGCCCAGCGGGATGCGGAACCCGTGGGCAACACCGATGGAACGCCAACCATGTTCCCGCAGGTGATGGCGTGCGATATCGCGCGGAAGTATTTCGACCGGCTGGTGGATGACCTTCGCGGGTTGGGGCTGTACGCGGCCGAGGACTATGTGAGCCACAACCATTACGCCCTGGCAGCTGCCGAGTGGGAGAAGGCCGCAGCCATTGTGGAAACCGGCGGGCTCATTACCGATTCACCGCAGGGCAGGTATCAGAATCCAGCCATCAAGGTGCGCGATGCAGCGCGCGCCGAGGTTGCGCGGCTGTGCCGCGAGTTCGGCCTATCCCCCGCCAGCCGCGTGGGCCTGCAATCATCGAAGAAAAAGGGCAATGCCGCGAGCGCCATTGAAAGCATCCTCAAAGCGAAGACCGCCTAAAGCCGCAACCATTGCGGGTTTCAGCGCGGCCAAGACTGCGAGCAAGGGAGACTGGTTCGATGAGCGCGAGTGGGAACGCATCCGCGCGTTCTTCGGCGCGCTGACGCATCAAAAAGGCACCTTCGCTGGCCAACCGTTTTCCCTGTTGCCCTGGCAGGAAGACTTCCTAGCCACCTTGTTGTGCTGGAAGCGCGCCGATGGGCGGCGCAGGTTCACCACCTGCTATGCGGAAATACCACGCAAAAATGGGAAAACGACATTGATGAGCGCGGTGTGTCTGTGGATGCTGCTGTGCGATTCCGAACCGGGCGCAGAGGTTTACTGCTGCGCCTCAAGCCGCGACCAAGCTGCGGTGTGTGGCGATAGCGCGCGGCAGATGATTCAGGCGAACGCCACACTTGCGGGCTTGGTGGATGTGTTTCGAAACACGATCACCTACGGGAACAGCAAACTTGAGATTCTGTCCAGCGATTCAGGGACCAAGCACGGCAAGAATCCGTCATGCATCGTGTTCGATGAGTTGCATACCTACGACGCAAACGGGCGCGACCTGTATGACGCGATGGTGAGCGGCCAAGGTGCGCGCAGCCAACCGCTGAACCTGTCCATCACCACCGCGGGTTCGGATCGGAACAGCCTGTGCTTTGAGTTGCACCAATACGCGGAGAAGGTGCGCGATGGGTTGGTGCAGGATTCCAAGTTCCTGCCCGTGCTGTTCGGCGCGCCGGTGGACGCGGATTGGACAAGCCCGAAAGTGTGGAAGCAAGCGAACCCCAGCCTGGGCGTGACCATCAGCGAAGAGTTCCTAGCGACCGAGTGCGCGAAGGCGAAGGAACTACCCGCCTACCAAAACACCTTCCGCACCCTGTACCTGAATCAATGGGTGGAGAGCAGGCGCGCATGGATCGGGTTTGACACTTGGGCCGCGTGCGCGGCGAAGGGAATCACCGAGGAAGCGTTAGCCGGGCGTGAGTGCTGGGCCGGGCTTGACCTGTCCACCACCACAGACCTCACGAGCCTTTCGCTGGTGTTCCCTTCGGATGATGGGTTCATGGATGTGCTTTCCTATTCGTGGTGCCCGGAGGAAGGGATCAAGCGCCGCAGCCGGTTGGATCGCGCGCCATATCAAGTGTGGGCCGATCAAGGGTGGTTGCGGCCCACGCCAGGTGCGGTGGTGGACTATGACCACGTGGCCGAGTTCATCAGGCAACTGTGCAAGCGGTTTGATGTGAAGCGCGTTGCATTCGATCCGTGGGGCGCAACGCAACTAGCAACCGGGCTGTTGCGCGAAGGCGTGCCGATGGTGGAAGTGCGTCAAGGCTTCCGGTCACTTTCGGAACCGTCGAAGAAACTGGAAGCCTTGGTGCTATCCAAAAAACTGCGGCATCCTGACAATCCGCTGATAAATTGGGCGGTGAGCAATACGGTCATTGACCAAGATGCTGCCGGGAACATCAAGGCCAGCAAAGAGGCAAGCACCGAGCGCATCGACCCGGTAGCGGCGTTGATCAGCGCGCTAGCGGGTTGGATGTTTCAGGGTGAGGAACACATGGGGCCCAGCGTTTACGAAACCAAGGGAATCGAATGGCTCTAATCGACATTCTCCGCCGCTACTTGGGGCCACAGCCGCCGCGCAGCGAGTACGAAGACAACACACCCATTGGGCAACCCGTTTCGGGTGCGGTGCAGTCCTATGTGTCTTCCTATTCGTTCACCGGGTCGAACATCAACCCGCTTACCGCGATGGAGTCCCCAAGCGTGTACGCGTGCGTTCGCCTGATCGCGTCGAGCATTGCGAAGCTGGAGTGGCAGATTTTGCGCGAGACTCCGGAAGGCAAGGTGGTTGAACCAAACCACCCGCTAGCGAACCTGCTGAATGTGGAGCCGAATGAGGACACCAGCGCGCTGGTGTTCCGTGAAACGCTGCTAACCAATGCGCTGCTGACCGGAAACGGATACGCGTACATACAGCGCGATGCATCCGGGATGCCCGTTTCGCTTGAACTGCTGCGGCCTGACATGGTGCAGATGATGCGCGACGGTGCGAACCAGCCCTACATTCAGGTTTACACGGGCAACTACACCGGGAAGGATGCCGAGAAAAAGGCACGCCGCTTCCGCCCCTACGATGTGTTTCACCTGTGCGGCGCGTCATTTGAGGGGCTGCTGGGCATCGCTCCAATCCACCTGATGCGCGAAACCATCGGGCTGGAACTGATCGTGCAGGAGTTCGTTACCAAGTATTGGGCCAACAATGCGGTTCCATCCGGCACGCTATCCCTGCCCGGCAAACTGTCCCCCGAAGCATCGCAGCGGCTACGCGAAGCCTGGCAGAAGGCCCACAACGCGCGCAACGCGGGCCGCGTGGCGGTGCTTGAGGATGGAATGTCGTACCAGCCGATGGCATCGACGATGAAGGATGCCGATTTGGTAGCCATCCGCGAGTTCTGCCGCCAGCAGATTGCGGCGGCGTTCGGCGTGCCTGCGGCGCGCATCGGTTCCACCGAGGCGCAGAGCTACGCAAGCGCCGAGAGCGGTGATGCCCATCTAGTCAAGCACACACTTAGCAGCTGGGCCACCCGCCTTGAGCAAGAGGCCAGCCGAAAGTTGATCGTGCGAGGTGCGCCATTCTGCACACGGATTTCGTTTGATTCGATGCTGCGCGCAGAGATGGCGGTGAGGTTCAGCGCCTACAACACGGCGATCATGTCCGGGCTGATGAGCCCGAACGAATGCCGCGCGCGTGAAGGTTTGCCAGCGGTTGCAGGCGGCGAGTCCATCCGCCTGCCGCTGAACACGGCCGCGCCGGAGCCCGCCGCTGGTGGCGTGCCCCCGGCCGAGCCTGTGTCCGCACCGGCCGAGGAAGTGCCCGCCAGCGTTGACCTGGCACCCGATGAAGTGCCCGATAGCGTGGATGTTGATCCAGCCGAAGACGAGGCCGGAGACAATGCGAAAAAGTTGATCGCCATCCGCGCGGCGGTGGACGCGGTGCGCCCCGCCATCGAAAACGCGTATGGCCGCCACCTGAACCGGGTTTCCGAATACCTGTTGAAGACGCGCACTCAAGCGAAGCTTGACCGCTGGGCACCGCCCATCGATTGCATCGCGGGTGACCTGCGCGACACCATCACCGGGCTTGGGCGCATCATGGGCGATGAGGGCAAGGCATCCGATGTGCTGAACGCGGCGCTGTTGCGCCACGCTCGCCACCTGCGCGGCGCTGTCGGGAAAATCGCGGCGCTGTCCGATACGGTCGATGGGTGGAAGCCGCTTCCGAGCGTGGCCACCACCGAACTGCTGGAAATGCTCGAGCATGAAATTATGCAAACGCCACTACTGGAGGGAAAGCAATGACCGAAACACGCGCTAGCGGCACCGTCAAACCTTCAACAGATTTGAAGATTCGTGGTTATGCGGTGACATGGGAGCCGTACACAATGGGCCCCGATTCATGGGAGCGCATCGAACGATCCGCATTTGATGCGGCGCTAGAGTCCCCCGAGGATGTGGCTTTGCTTTGGAACCATGACACCAGCAAGCCGATGGCCCGCGTGCGCGCTGGGAACCTGCGAATCTTCACCGATGAAACCGGGCTTGGCTTTGAGGCCACTTTGCCCGATACAGCCGTGAGCCGCGACGCGGTTTCCCTGATCCGTTCCGGCGTGGTGAGCCAATGCTCTTTCGGGTTCCATGTGCGCGGCGAGCGTTATGAAAAGGCACCCGATGGGAAGCCGCTGCGCGTCATCACCGACGCGAACTTGGTGGAAATTAGCGCGGTGACATTCCCTGCGAACCCTGCCACCAGCGTGGAGGCGCGCAACGCGCAGCCCGCCGCGCGCAAGCGTTACTACCTGCCACCCGAGATGTAATCGGTTGCAATTCACCTGCGCGCCCTGATAATGGGCGCAACTGAATACGGCCGCGCGCGTCCTAGTGATGCGCCGCCACCTGTAACGGTTTCCGTTCCGCCCTCGTGGCGCAACTGACCACGCGATTTCTCACCGAATCCGCGAGGCTGTGCGCCATGCGCCCCTCGCTTTTTGAGGGTTGAACTATGGGCGAAACCAAGATCACGCGCGATTCCGATCAATACAGCGACATCTACCGCACCTTCCTGCGCCGCGGCGCGCGCGGGCTCACCGATGTGGAGGCGCGCGCGCTGACCATCAGCAGCGGCGGCACCGCGCTGGCCCCTACCGCCTGGTCGAAGTACATCGATACGGAGATCGCAGAAGACGCGATCTTGTCGCGCGTTCAGAAGATCGAAACCCCCACCGCTTTCAATCTTCCGATCTACGCCGAGGATGCGACGGTGAACACGAATGTGGCCGAGTCCGCATTGGGTACCCAGTCTTCCCCAACCTTCGCCAAGCCTGTGCAGGGCACCACTAGCGGCACCAGCGGCACCTATTACACCTTCGCGCAGAAGAAGGTAACCGCGTGGGTGAAGGTTTCCAACGAACTGCTGAACGATTCGAAGGGCGCGCAGGATGTGGAAGAGTTCCTGCGCCGCGCGCTGGTCGATGGGCTGATCTTTGAGGTGGGCCGCCAAATCCTGATCGGCAACGGCACCAGCGAATGCCAGGGCAGCTTCAACAGCGCGAAGGGTTACAGCCGCACGGCATCCACCGGCGTGGCCACCACAAACACCATGAAGGATGTGATTTCGGCGGTGTGGGGTTCGACGAACAGCGCCCTGTCCCCGCTTCCTTATGAATCGTGGATCAACAGCGTGGCCGTGATCAACAGCCGGTTGATGGCATCGTTCGATCCAACTTTCTTCCCGGTGCTGTTCCCCAGCTTCCGCGGAACGATGGTCAACGGCACCACGGTTGAGGGCTTGCCCACCGTCTACCACCGCTTGAGCGCCACCACCCCGGCCGCCGGTGACACGCTGGTGCATTTCTTCAACCCTGCCCAGTACCTGCTGGCCCATTCGTTCGGCGCGTTCAGCGTCGCGCGGTACAGCGAAGCGGCGGCCGATACGAACGAAACCATTTTCGTGGCTTCGATCCGTTGCGATGGATCGATCACCAACAAGTTTGCTGTTTTGAATGTCAACCGCGCCTAGTGCGCGTTTCAATCTTTGGGCATTCGCACACCGCCGCGAATGTCCCTGCGGGCCGCGTTGGCCCGAGCGACACGCGGCGGGAATCTAGGAAGGAAGAAACGATGCCAGTCCCCAGTTCATACAAGGCCCTCATTGAGAAGATGGGTGCGCTCTATCAGGAAATGATGTCGATGGTCGATGGTGCAAACACCAACGGCGGCGAAATGGCCCCCGAGATGGAGGCGAAGTACACCGCCCTGAAGACCCAGTACGCCAGCCTGCGCAAGCAGCGTGAGCGCAACGAGGAAGTGATGGCAATGGACAACGGCCAGCAGGCCGTGTTCAGCGACATCCCCGCCGCACCCGAGGTTCGCAGCGCCCAGCGCGCCGAGCGCGCCGCGAAGGTTGGCGAGCGCCGCGAAACCGACGAGTACCGCGACGCGTTCCACAACTACCTCCGCAACGGCGAACACACCGCACCCGCGGAGCTTCGCGCGCTGACCGAGGCCAGCGGTGGCACCGTGATTCCGCCCACCGAGTTCGACAACCAGCTCGTGGCCAAGTTGCAGACGATGACGAGCGTTCGCAACCTGGCGCGCAAGCTCTCGCTGGGTTCGTTCGCGCGCGAAGTGGCTTTCGAAAACGCCACGGGTGCCGCGTACTGGGTTGGTGAGTCCACCGCCCCCACCGAGGCTGCGCCCACCTTCTCCAAGATCACGCTCACCCCGAAGCGCCTTTCGGCCCTTCTGCGCGTGTCGAACGAACTGGTGGCCGATGCCGATGCCCGCGGCGGCAATATGTCGATTTCGTCGATTGTCACCGAGCAGATGGCACGCGTGTTCGCACAGACCGAGGAAACGGCGCTGCTGGCCGCTTCCAATGTTTCCGGCGCTCCTGTTTCGCTGCTGAATGATGCTGCCCTCACCAGCAGCAACACCGGCTCTTTCACGGCGTTCACGGCGGAGAAGGTGATCGACTGGATTTACAGCCTGCCCCGCCAGTACCGCCAGCATCCCAGCTGCGCGATCATCGTGAACGATTCGACCTTGGGATACCTCCGCAAGCTGGCTGGCGTTGGTGGCTCTTCCAACATCACCAACTACTTCTGGGAGAACGGCTACACCAAGGGCGGCAGCGGCCAGGCTCCGGAGCCGGATCGCATCCTCGGAATCCCGGTGTACACCAGCGCGGCCATTTCGGCGCTTCCGACGAGCGGCACCACCGCTACCAAGATCGGCATCATCGGCGCGTGGGACTACTGCTACTTCGGCACCACGGGCAACTATGAACTGAAGGTGCTGCGCGAGCGTTACGCGGACACGAATGAGACGGGCTACATCGCAAACATGCGTATGGATTGCCAGCTCTCGCTCCCCGCCCTGGCGTTCAAGGCTTTCAACGCCAGCACCTGAAGCTGAAACTGCACCCACACCGGCGGGGGCCGAAAGGCCCTCGCCGGATTTCCTCACCATGACAATGGTTCAAATCCAAATCCTCAAAACGGTTGCCAGCGCCAAGGGCGTTTGGGGGCCGGGCGAGGTGGCTACGGTCGATCCGGATACCGCGCAGCAGTGGTGCGTGGCAGGCATTGCGGAACGCGTCCACGCGGTTCCTGCTGCGCCTAGCGAGGCACCAAAGCAGAAAGGCCAGGGCAAGCGATGAAGGGCAATGCGTATGTTCCGTTCATGCTGCGGCGCGGCGATGGCTCCACGCTGTCGCTCGACTTCACCGCGATGGGTGACACGCTTGATAGTCGTTTCACCTTCACGCGCACCAGCACGGCCACCTTCATCAACTCGCAGGGGTACGTGCAGTTTGCGAATGCAAACTTGATGACTTATAGCAATCCTCGCCAGACAGGAGCCGCATGGCTTACGGCTGGAACCGTTACTTGGGGCAGTAGCACACTTACTGATCCAACCGGAGGATCAGCCGCACAGTCAATTACGTTTGGAACTACTGGTTCTGCCATTTTCAACACAAGCGGAACTACTGTTGTTTCCGGAATCACGCATACTTTCTCGGTGTGGATGCGTTCCGCAACTGGAACCACGAATGTCAGAATCGGAGATGCAAATGTCGGTGGGGTCGCAACGGTAACTCTTACTACGACATGGCAGAGATTCAGTTGCCAGTACACGACATCTGGAACCAATGACGGTGGAGCGATTTATAGTCAGACTGGGACACCAAGCGCAGAGTTCTACGTATGGGGCGCACAGGTGCAACCGGGCAGCATTGTTGGGGAACTGATACAGACAAGCGGAGCAATCAACACCAACGTCCCACGCTTCGACCACGACCCGACCACGCTGACTCCGCGAGGACTGCTGATTGAGGGAAGCGCGAGCAACGTACTTCAATACTCTGAAGCGGTAGATCAGT